CTTATTATACATTCGAATAGAGTTTAGAATCATATGACGAATCATATCTTCTTGTACATCTAGTTTTTGGGTAATGATATTTGCAATAGCAATAGCGTTATAGTCGATAATAATCATAGTTCACCTTTTCATAATTAATAATATTATATCACATTATTTTGTAATTGTAAACAGTTTATTCATCTTCTGTTGGAAATACTTCTTCACGCTTTTTGTCATTTATTTCTTTTACGTACTTAATTACCTGATGGATTTCATCCATTGGTTCTTGCAAAAAGTGCTGCTTTTCATCTACTCTATACATCATCGCAACAATTAGATTCATAAGCACACCCATATCTTTTACAAGTGTAAGATCTTTCAAAGGGTGGTAACCTCTTCTAGCTAAAGTATTTGTAATATCATCCATTGCGGCATAAGCAATTTCTTCATAATACTCGCGAGCTTTTTCTAAATCTTCTACTTTTTCTTTTGTAGTTTTTAGCTCTTCTTTTCTATCGGGAAACTGAATAACGTTATCATTAGACATTTTGCATTCCTCTCACATGTTTTGCGTGAATTTTACATCCAATGAATTCATTATAATATTCGTCACTAAAAAGAACGTTTCTGTCAAATTGCTCTTTTGCTTCGAGATATGACATTTCTCCTTTAGTATTACATAAGTGTAATATTTCTCTGGTAAAATTATTACGTCCATGTGATTCCACAAGTAGTTTCACTTGTTCACTAGAACCAAAATAATCTTTCCAATCGGATTCTTTCTTGGAGGTACGACGTCTTGTCTTGCCTTTTAATGGAGGCAATTTGCGTACAGCCCAAAAATTCTTTTTACCAACATATTTTTTATTATTAGAAAGGTCAGTTATAAGATAAACAAATCCAACATATTCTTCAATTTGTTCTGATTCAAATAACTGACCTTTGTATGTCCATTGATCCATAAATGTACCATATTATTACTTTATGGTACTATTTATTCATACTCGTCTTCATCCCATATGTCAAACTCATCGTCCTCTTCATATGTATCAGAAGTAAAATCTAAATCTTCTGTAGTCTCAAACCCACAAAACGGACAAAACTGGGGAATGATACCTTCTTCTTCTGCTTCTTTAGATGTTACTTCGTACTCGATATCGCAGTCTGGGCAAACTACTCTGCTCATATTTTTTTCCTCGTTGGCTGTAATTAAAGACTTAAACCCTTTAGTGTATTTTCATCTACATCTTGCTTTACACCACCAATAACATAAGAACTGATTTCAGTTTCTTGTGGCGCTACTTGTACATTACCACCACCAATCCATTTTTCAGTCCAAGGCAAAGGATTTGCTTGCGGAACTGAATATGGAGATGGAACTCCGATTGCTTTCATGCGTTTGTTAGCAATCCATTCAATATAATCATACAATAGTTTAGCATTCAAACCAATCATTGAGCCATCTTTGAAAAGATAATCGGCCCAAACTTTTTCTTGATCCACTGCGTCTACAAACATTTTAATAACTTCTTGCTCGCATTCTTCTTTGATTTGTACAAAATCTGGATCATCTTTAGGTAGATTCTTAATTATATACGAAGAAGCAGCCAAATGTGTATTCTCATCACGAGCAATAAACTTGATAATCTTGGCATTGCCTTCCATCTTTTTGAGTTCTGCAAACGCCCACGAGCACGCAAATGATACATAGAATCTTACTCCCTCAAGAATATTAATAGAATTCAATGCAAGCCATAATTTCTTTTTCAAATCATATTTATTAATATTGATATTTTCATGCATTCCTGTTGGATGAATAATAGTACGTTCACCTTCACCTAATAGGTTATACCATGAATTTGCCTCAATACAATCATCATAATATTTTGAAATATCTTTTGCACAATCTACAATCTCTTGAATATCTAGCATCTCATCAAATACCTTTGATGGATTAGCATACACATTACGAATAATATGCGTATATGAGCGAGAGTGAATTGTTTCCATAAATGTCCATGCCATTACCAAAGGCTCAAGCTCTGGCAAAGATGCTACAGGCATCAATGTTTCTGTTGGACCCCGCCCTTGAACGGAATCCAATAGAATTTGTCGTTTTAAATTTGATGTAAAGATATGTTGCTCATGCTCAGTAAGTGCACGGAAATCTGCTTTATCTTTTGATACGTCAATTTCTTCTGGTCGCCAGAAGAAGCCCAATTGCTTATCAGTAATTTTGTCAAGCTCTGGATATTTCACTTGGTCATAACGAGCAATATCAACACCTTCATCATAAAACATTTTAGATGTTAGGTGAGATTTTTCCTTTTGCTTAAATACAGATGCCATTTTTTCCTCTTAAATTTTGCATGATTCACAGTCTTCATCGTCTACCATTTCCGTTGGTAGATCTTTAATTGCAGGGTCATCATTCCATTCGCCTGCGCCATCGAATGTATTGTTATAATACATTTGTTTTCCACCGTACTTATAGAAAGTAATCATATCGGTGATGAGTCTTGACATTGGTACTTTACCATCTTCAAAGAACTCAGGATTATATGAGCTATTTACAGAAATACCTTGATCGATATATTTTTGCAATACAGCACAGATTTTAAGATAACCATCTGGAGATTGTTGATCCCACAATAGGTCATACTTATTTTTTAAGTGGTGATAACCAGGAACAACCTGAGCCATTACACCATCTTTAGATTGTTTATATGATACCAAAGCACGAGGTGGTTCAATACCATTTGTTGAATTAGAAATCTGAGCAGATGTTTCTGCAGGCATAAGAGCCATTAATGTAGAGTTACGAATGCCAGTCTTTTTCAACTGCTTACGTAAACCTTTCCAATCCAAGCGTTCTTTATGTTTTACCAATTCGTTTACTTCTTTCTTAAAAGTGTCAATTGGTAGAATTCCGTGGCCATATTTAGTTTCCATGTTTAGTGGAATAGAACCCTTTTCTTCAGCAAGATCAGCAGAAGCTTTAATTAGGTAATATGACCAAGCCTCAGTATATTCATCAATTACTGGTAATGCTTCTTCATTATATCTTAAACCACGCTTAGCGAGGAAATAAGCAAGGTTAATAACGCCAACACCAAGAGGTCTACGAGCCATTGTCGAACGCTCAGCTGCTTTAACAGGATAAGATTGATAATCAAGTAAAGCATCAAGACCACGGACAGCAAGGGTACAATACTTCTCAAAGTCTCTAGTATCATTAATTAGTCCCCAATTGATAGCAGACAGAGTACATAGTGAAATTTCACCTTCTTCATCATTTGCAGAACTCAATGGTTTTGTCGGTAGATCAATCTCACAGCAAAGATTTGATTGACGAATAGGAGCAACTTCTGGAAGGAATGCGCCATGTGTATTTGCATGATCTACGTTCATTAAGTAAATACGACCAGTATCTTTACGCTCAGTTAAAAACTGAGAAAAGACTTCCATTGCTGGCATAACTTTCTTACGAATAGATGTCTTACGCTCATACATTTCGTAAAGCTCTTTGAATTTATCTTGGTCAGCATAAAATGCGTCATAAAGATCTGGTACTTCATCTGGTGAGAAGAAGGTAATATTTCCACCAGTCAAAAGACGCTCATACATTACTTTGTTGAATTGAAATGCATAGTCCATATGGCGAACACGAGTTTCTTCAGTACCTTTATTGTTTTTCAGTACAACTAGATCTTCAAACTCATAATGCCATACTGGAAGATAAACAGTAGCTGCACCACCACGAACACCACCTTGTGAACATGATTTTACAGCAGCTTGGAAATATTTTAGGAATGGAATAAGTCCAGTATGAACAATAGAACCATCACCAATTTTAGATCCTATTGCTCGGATCGATCCTGCGCCAATACCAATACCTGCTTTCTTTGAGATATATCGTACAATTGAAGTAGATGTAGCATTAATGGAATCGAGACTATCGCCAGATTCAATAAGTACACAACTACTAAATTGTCGGGTAGGGGTGCGGAGACCAGCCATAATAGGAGTAGGTAGAGAAATATAAAACTGTGAAATAGCATCATAGAAATCCTTCACCCATTTCATACGGGTGTCCTTTGGATAATCTGCAAATAGAGTCGCAGAAATCATCATATATGCCATTTGCGGAGTTTCGTAAATTGTTTTTGTTCGACGATCTTGTACAAGATACTTACCACGGAATTGCTCCATAGCAGCATAA